AATACAACAGAAAAGACCTGGAGGTTTACTTTCATAATGGCTACCTTTCCCTCAATAACTCCTAAATATGGACAACAAAAAAGATCCGCACCAAATACCAGAGTTGTAAGATTTGCTGATGGTTTTGAACATAGAATATTATTTGGACTTGCACAATATCAGAACCCTAAAATATTTAATCTTACTTTTGAAGTCAATGAATCGGATGCAGATGTTATTGAAACTTTTCTCGATGCCCGTGCAAATGATAGTGATAGCTTTACTTTTACCCCTCCAGGTGAAAGCTCTTCATCAGAGTTTGTATGTGATTCTTGGAATAAATCTATTCCGTATTTAAATAGGGCTACAATACAGGCCACATTCAGAGAAGTATT